GCTCCCAGGTCCTCAAACGGAACCCCGGCACTCGAAGCAAGACCCGTGACTGATCCCAGGCTGGCACTTAATTCTGAGAGGTTGGTAACGCCCACCTTGACAGTCGTAAACAGTACATCGCTAAAATCCCCCGCATCTTCGACACCTTTGCCGTATGCATTAAGACTGGTAACCAATAATTTAGTAGTTGAGTCCAGCTCCCCCTTGCCGGCAACATTCAACCGCTCCGCCGCCGATAACGTTTCCAGCGAATTTTCCCAATCTCCGGTAGCCGATATGATTTGATAGGTGGCACCCGTAATCTCTTCAAGGCTGGCCGTGCTGTCTGTCGCATATTCCAGAATGTTATCTTTGAATTCCAGCAACGCCCCTGCCGGTGCGTCAACTAATGTAGCAATCTCGGCAAACGAATCGCCAAATTTTCCCGCTTGCGCCGTAACCACCACCAGCGCACCCGCAGCCAGGCCCGCCAAAACTAAGTCAATTTTCAGGATGGAATCCGTCAAATCTGCCAGCGGTTGCGTAGCTTTGCCGACATTTAACGCCAACTTATCCATGCCGCCGCCAACGCTGTTGATCGTCTTGGCAAGATCGCTATCGTCTCCGGCAAATATGATTTTTACAATTTTTTCCAGATCAGCCATTTCGTTTTATCCTAAAAAAAACGGAACCTATTTGTGCCTTTCGCGTTCTTCATAGAAAAGCCGCCAAAGCTCAAGCTCCGTTCGTGTCAATCGATTTTCCGGAAAGGCATCCGGCCTGATTTCAAATAAAAAACGCCCCCTGGCGTGTCCAAAAACCAGCGCTATTTTGATTTCGGCGTCTTGCCAGAGGGCTTCAATTTTCCCGGCTGCATGCCTTGGCCGGAAAGATTTAAGATCGCATTTGTTAATTCGATGAAAAGTATAGGAAAATTATCACAAATGCGAACCGCTAAATCCAAACTACACTCAGGATCGACCGAACCATATTGCAAGTGATAAATTCGCTTTGCAATAGCTTTCGGCTTGTCAACCGAGCGACCGATCATCTCTTTTACTTGCTCGATAACCCCCGGCGTATTTGCGGCCAGCAACGAGTCGAATAATTTTGCCGTTAAATTCTCGTTGCCAACCGCCTCATCCGCCCGCCCAATCGCCGCCCCGTCGATACCCTGAATCACCCATATTGGCTTTTCATCTTTGCCGAACCATTCCTTTAACTGAGGCACTGGGTAATCCATCTTACGCGGCTCGAACTTCACTTCCAAAAAAGATTTCAGATCAAAACTCATCGGCGTAAAATCCTTTATTAACTTTTGACTTATGAGTTAAATTTTAAGCGAAAACGTTGTCTCCCTGTGACTCTGCCGCCACGCTAAACGCTGCCATAATGTTTCCGCCTGCGGGAAATTGACTCTGCTGCACCATGTACCCCTGCACCAACTGATAAGGCGCATTAAGCCGATTCGGAAAAAACTTCAACCAGAGGTTTAAATTCTGATGTCTCAAAATGTTATCCGAGACACCATCGGCCAGATGCGCATTAAAAGATCCAGCGCCGAGCGATTGCGTCTTGCCGCCCTTAACCCGACCGTAAACTTCGGTGGTGTTTACGCTGATCGTAGTCGCCGGTGGTACCCAATCGTAAGCGTCCACAATTTCTTGAAATGCCGGAGTTTTCCAGGAAGCATAAACATCCTTCGGTACATCCCCGGTATGGATCAGAGCTAATGCCGTATAAAAATCAATCCCGGCATAACCCAGCGCACCGTTAGCGACATTGGCATAATTGACTTGCCATTGCGGATAGTCCCAGCGTTCGGTGTGAGTCCCAATCACCTGTTTTATTTCATCCGCTGCAACCACCGCCGGAGTCTGTGCGCTATACCAGACTTGAGCAAGCTCAATCGAATCAACGACAACATACGGCGGGCCACCATCGGCACCACGGGTCGTGGAAAAGCTCGTATGCTCCGCTCCCTCCACAACCGCAAAGGCTCCCCCGGATGTAATCTGGATGGAAAACTTTTGATAGTTTGAAGCTGCCGGCCTCGTGATCGCCTCATCCGTCGAGGCTGAAATAGTCGTCAAAACCCCGGCAATGTACGCCCGGCACTCTGAAATATCGACCACATCATTTGACCCCGAAACAGCCGGAATAACAATCCCACCGTCATAAACCCCGTTCGGAGTGACTACCGGCAAATGCCCTGCAGCTCCACTCCATAGCTGGGATGTCCCCCGAAAATCCTTGTTATCGCCCTGGTTGGTCAACTCCGTAATGTCAACCGCCGTGCGATCCGCTTCGTAATAGAGTATCGCATTACTGGCATCTGGCATGATAAGCCTCCTTGTATGGTTATTGGTTTTTGACTGTTAAGCGTCTTTAATGTTGATAAATATTTTAATACAGATCGACATAGCGAATGGCGACCGCGATTTTTCCGGCTGTCAAATCCGCCGTTGCAATCGTAAACGTACACCCCAGCGGTGCGGTTGCCCGTAACACCGTTGCCGCTGTGCATACCGGAACCAAATCATGAAATGAGTTGACGGACAGCGTTGCAATAGCCGTAGCCGTGAGCAAATCATTTGCCCCGATAACCGATATCGCCACCGTTGCAGATCCCTCGGAAAGTGGCGCTGTAATAACATAAATAATCCCGTCAAGAATAATGGACCCTGCCGGAATCCGATTCGCACCAATAATAATTGCACCCTGCGCCCCGGCATGTTCGTCAAAATCATATTCAAACAATGCTATCGGTGCCGCTGTTGCTAATGAACTTTTTACCATGATATGACCTCCTAAATTTTAGTTTGTCTGAGAATATGGATTGCCCGCTATTTGCTTATAGCGAACGTAAAATACTATATTGGCCCCGACCGTCTTTCCATCGGCATCCGGCATAATCAAGTTGCCTGAAAAAAAAGTAACCGCATCCGCCAGCCCGCCCGTAAGCAAATCAACCGGACCCTGCCCGGTAAGCGTTCCGTCAACGGTTGCCATCCCCGTAACCGCCGAGATTGTTAAGTCTTCATTATTTTCAAATAATCCCTTAACCCGCCGCAGCGTAAATGTTCCGTCCGCATCCCCCCCGGCCCAGGTACCCGAATCCAACGAAACCGAAATCACAAGCCCCTCGGCCCCGGACGTTTCGCCTTCAATCAGATCCCCGGCCACGATTTCAGCCGTTCCGCCCGAATCGAAGGACAGCGCATATTGATCACCTAAAACGCACTCGTTTATATCTGCATATAACCGTTCGGCCATAACCGGAGGTGCAACCGAACCGAATTCCGCGACCCCTTGAACCCTGACGGGTAAAACCCGGACCTCTTTGCGTGCATATAATGCCGTGTTCTCCTCAAGATCTGAGTAATACCCGACACAAGGCGCAAGGCTTGAATCTATAGGTGGCATAAAAGCCCGGAACACTTCCCGGCCCATTTCGGACGCATACTGATTAGCCGTGCGAATGTTCGCAAGCCGCGTTCCGAAACTAACCTGTATTTGTTCCCGGATTGATAGAGTCATCTTGCCGAATCAATAAGTCTGTTTGTGTGATAATCCAGCCGTTTTTGAAACCGTAAGCTAGCGCCTATCAACACTAAATCCATTATATCATTGTCATCGAATATGTCCGGCACCCTTGGCCCGTAAAGCTCATGGATCGGTAACTGAAAAGTTGTTTCACGCTTTCCAATTTGCTCCCCGGAACGTCTTTCAGGTGACGGAACCTTTGTTCTTTTGCCAATCGGAAACCTTTTCGGCCTTGTTCCTGCCCGCCTTGTCGTTCTCCAAAATACGCCCCTATGACCAGAACTCATTTTAGCAATAAAAGCATGCTTGATAAGATCCCTGGTTCCTTTGGCAAGAATTTTTACTTTTACCCCTTTTATCACACTTGTCGCGCCATAATGAATCAATGGCAACGGATCGCCCCGGCAATCAATAGACGCACTCAAATTTGCAACGGTCATGTTATTCAATGAAAAATGCTTCCTGATTATCGTTGGCTTTAAAGTTACTTTGGCATCAATATACTTGACCGAATCAGTCCGAACGCCTTTTAAAACTTCATTCGTGGCGAGTCGAATAACTTTCTTGCCACCGTCTTGAAATTTCAATAGCGTGACTTTAAGATCCTGAAGGTCCGTTTGATCAATAACAATATTCGCCATCAGCGTTCCTTAACCGCGCACGTAACAAAATGATTATCTTTTTCGACAATCGCCGTAATCTCATAAACCGTACTTCCGACCGTGAAAGTATCCCCAATTCTTGACGGAGTCCGAGCAACCGGCATCTGCCCTATCTCATCCAGCAACGCCTTGGCCCGAATCTCCTCTCCAATCACCAGCATTTCCAAACCATCCGGTTCGGTCAAAGTCTCCCTGTCAATGCGAACCATGACCGAAACCGGATCGCCAATCGCCGGAGTAAATATTCCCGATTCCGCCGCAAACTCCCAAAGATCGAGCATCGCGTCCGCAATCGCTTCATGCATCGTGCTTGCCATCGCCGCCGCCCCTTTAGGTCGTGGTGGATCTAAACCCGAAAAGACTGACTGCGATTTTGCCCGCCGTCAATGCCGTGGTTGCAATAACAACTGAGAGCTGAGTCGCCGCTGTGATCAAAATCGAAGTCGCCGCCGTTCCGACCGGAACCGGATCAAGCAAGGCATCCAGGGTAATGCTCGTAATAGCCGTTGCTGCCAGGATGTCTTCCGAACTGGACAGATGCATCGCCACAGTTGCATTCGTGCCAACGGCTGCCGTAACCACCCTGATAATGCCACTCGTGATAATCGTTTCCGGTGGAATCAGCTTCGGCCCGACTGTGATAGTCGAGATCGCCCCGCCGTGTTTTGCAAAATCATAAAGGAAGTTGAATCTTCCGCCCGCTTCTAATCCATCATTAATCATGGTATTACCTCCCGATATATGGTTTTAAATTAATTCCGTTTTTTGCGGTAGGCCCAGACGGGAAAAGGAGAGGAAAAACCGCCCAAACCTACCGTCTCAAAATAGCCGCTCCGCCGTTGCCAGCTATTTTAGAGATTAATTCCCGTCGTTCATGTACAAGCCCTTCCAGTCAACGGCCTTTGCGCCGCAATCGATACGGACCTTAAACTCGGTACCGTCTACCGTCCAGCCGGATCTTTGTTCGGTATACGGTGCCTGAACGCCATTGAGGAAAAACATGGTGACCGTTTTGCCTTTCTCGGCTGCCAGAAACCATGCCGCAGCATCCGAATCGTCCAGCCTCGAATCATAAACACGGCTGAAATAGTTACCGGCATACGGATTCCAACGGGTAGATGCGAAAGTTGAATCGGTGGCCACCGTGGAGTGATCAGAAAACGACCCGGAATTGAAAAAGATTTCGGCTCCGCCCTCAAGCGCCTTTGGCGCAATAAGGTAGATGGGCTTAATATTTAGCGTTCGCAACCCGCGCAAGTCCGTCTGAGTTCCCATTGCCAGAATTCCCGCCGCGATTGTCGCCGTTCCAGGTATCGCACCGGAACCGTTTGCAACCAAATTGCTATGACCGGACGCAAAAAGCGCCACGCCATCACCCATGGCCGCATTCGCAGTAAGAACGGCATAGGCAACGTCACCGACTTTTCTTGACGCAGCTTCTCCGTGCATGGCCGGTACGCGCGTGAGCGCCCCCAGATCGTCATTGATAATCGTCTGGCGTGTCACGGCAAACAACTTGCCATAGGTAACAACGCTGTAACTCTCGGTCGCCTCGGTGAGTTTTCCGTAGGTGTACTCTCCATGCTCCGGAATTTCCTCAAGGTCGTCAAACTCACTGACCCTCGGCATATAATTTGTCTTAAAATCCGGTACCTGGCCGGTACCACACCACAGGTTCCACGTTTCGCTTGCCGTGTTCCAACCCTCGAAAAGGGATTTATTGGCAACGTTAGCCAGAATCAGCGGCAAGTCTCCGGTGGTAAGCGCCCGTCCGATCATTGCCT